TTGCTTTTTCACGTTTTTCCTCCTGTTCTTTTCTATCCATTGTCACATTCTGGTCTATTATCATACTTTTCTTCCATCATCCTCTTAATCTCACACTTGCATTTATACTTGTAGCAATTCTGCTTCTGATATGTTCTTTTTCTTACCTTCGACTTAAATCCAATTGCCAATTCTGTTTTTCCCGGGCCCTCACATGTTATCTTTGTAGCTGAATCCCTTATAAAAAACGGACATTTCGTTTTTGCATCACTTGTTTTATTCATTACCGCCTTCTCCCTCCTACACTTTTACACGCCCTTTATCTGAGAAGCTATCATATCTGCTGTATGTGTCCACAGAACATTCGGGTATCTCCGCACCGCCTGGCTGTAAAACTCCCATTCTGACCTTTCTGTGAATGCTCCCATATGATATCTGATGCACATTTTCTCTTCTTCTGTAAGGTCTATTAAGCCCATCAGCATGATAAGGCTCTTGTCTCCGTGTCCTGGGTACAGTCTTTCTTTGTTCCGTTCAATTCCAGTTTTGGCCGGCTCGTCCCCAATTGAGACAGTATGATAATCATCCAGCTTGCATACGTCATGGAGTAATCCTATTATCTCCGGGCTTTCCGGTCTCTCCCACCTTAAGCCCATCTTTACGGTTATCCTCTCAAGCTCATATGCCACCTGGATCGAATGCTTCATCAGTCCACCCTTGTATGCCCCGTGATGGTCTTTTGATGCTGGGGCTGTAAAGTATTCTTTTCCTTCAAGCCACGCTATCAGTTTTGGCCACTTCTGCAGTATGTCTCTCACAGGGTCTTTTTCCCTATTTCTGGCTTTTATTGGAACTCTTCTCATGAATTCTCTCATTGTGCTCTACCCTCCATTTCTTTCATCTTTGCTTCGGCTTCCTCTCTTGATAAAAACCAAGTATCATTAAATTCTTCAAGTGCAATGATTTCATGGTAATCTGGGTCGATATACACTTCAAAGCAAAAGCAATCAATATCATCCGCTTCCGAAATTCCTGTTATACTTGCTTCCTCAATTCCATAAGGTTCTATGATATAGATGTTGTCTCCCACCTTGCACGGCAACTGCAGTAGTAAGCCCTGCTCCTCGGCATCCTCATAACATTTCAACTTTTCTCGCAAATCAGCCATAGCCCACAGATTCCGATAAAATACTGCAATCAATCCTCGTACATCTGAAAACGGGTCTATAGTTAAATTGTCCAGAATCTCTTCGTCAAACTCTGTTTTATCTAATGGCAATTCGTCCTTCGTTAATGTGACCATGAGGTTTCTGGCAAAATCCCGTGCGTCCATTTCCATCTCAAAATCTCTATACCTTGTATTACGCTCAGCATCTACATAGCTGCAATTATGCGCCAATTCGACCATTCCCATCTCTGACACTTTTTTATTTGTTGTTAATCTTTCCATCAAATCCCACTCCTTCCCACATACTCTCCGTATGTCATGCCTGCTTCTCTCGCTTTTTCATTTACCCAGGCAATACTTCCTACCTTAAGTTCCGGCTTCTTATATGCCGCCTTTCTTCTTTCTGCTCTTTCCTTCATCCGTTCCTGTCGGCACTTCACTGAGCAGATTACTTCCTTGCCTACTGGCATAAACAGCTTTCCGCACTGCTTGCATCTTCGTCTTTTCATTAAGCAAATCCCTCCGTCTCTCCGCATTCATACCATGTATTCCATGGCTTATAATTGCCGTGCTTGTAAACTTTTCCGCTCAGCGGATTCTCTGCAATCATAAGAATGTACATATCCTCCTCTGCCAGTCCGTTCTTCTTGGCCAGATTATAAATATCTTCAAAAGTTAATGTCTCTTTCTCTTCCTCTGTAGGCATTAATTCCAGGCCTTTAAAGGTTTCATTCTCGCTGTGGAAAAATACTCTTATTATGTCTGCTTCTATTAACTCTTCATTTTCTACTGGTTTCATTCTGCATTCCCTCCATTCTTCTGAATTTGTTCTATTCTCCAACGTATGCTTGTTAATTCCTCCAGGCACTTCTCCAGTTCCCGGTTTTCCCAAAGGCGGTCCAGCTTCTTAATGCTGGTGCTCACTGCCGCTGCATATCCTCTTAATACATTTTTGTCCAAGCCTGCTGCCACCAGAGCTTCCTCTGTAGCTTTTTCTTCCTGTACTTCTTCCGGCTCATTATCCACAACTTCTCCGGAAAATACCTCGCATTCTGGTTTTTCAGGAACGTTTTCCGGCTTTTGGGGAACGTTTTCCGGCTTTTTTGGTATTTCTGATACGTTTTCCGACTTTTTAGGAACGTTTTCTGGCTTTTCAGGAACGTTTTCCGGTTGCACCGGTGCAACTCCGAAGGTTTTTTCATATGCATCCGGCATATCTGCCATTGGCGTAAATACCTCTCTTACCTTTTCCGCATACTCATCCATGCTCAAGGTCTGCTTTTCATTGCTCCTTACTGCCAGGATATCCACCGGCTGTCCTTCTCCCTTGAAGGATGTGAATACCTTTCCGATTCCCTGTGGACGGGAAGCCAGAACTGCGATTCCGGATGGTGCAAGGATGCTCTCAAGCTCTTCTGAATCTCCATCTTTTTTCCACTTAAGCAGTTTTTTAAATATCTCCGGATTGTCTTTTGCGTACTGGAAGATAGCCTTCTGGCTCAAATCCATGTCTGCCTGCTGCACATCCTCGCCCTCAATGGCTACCTCTACCGGTGATATGGCCTCCTCTTCCCTTACCTCTGCCTTGACTTCTGCAATCTCTTTTCTGGTCATTTCCGGTGATATGAGGTCTACTACCTCAATCGGAAGGGTGAGCATATCCTGGAGCTTCGCCACTCCGTACCCTTCGTACTTGTCCTGAAGGCGGTCAGAATAACCGCCCTCGCTATATCTGTCGTTAATGGCTATGTATCTTGATACAATATCCTTTGAAAGACCGTATTCCGCCTTTGCAAACTCAGCTACTGTACTGTATCCGGATGCTGCAAGGATATCTGTATCTCTTGCCTTTTTCAGCAGGTAGCCGGTTCTTACGAAGCCTGCTGCCTGATTTTCCAGCTCCGTGTCCAGAGCCTGCTTGAACTGTTCATAGTTTTCAATACTCCTTAATTCTTCCATGTCACACCTCCATAAAATCACTTTCCAGTGCATCTACCAGCATGGTTCCCTGTAATCTTCCATGCCATATCAGCTTCTTTTCTCTTCGAAGCTGACCATAATTTTTCTTTCTTGCCTTATCACTTTTTTCTGCCAATGCTGCATCCTCTTTTGAAAGGTTTTTCTTCACCCATTGCTGCCATTCTTTCAAAAATGGCATTGCATCTTCCAGATCTGAATAGGCTTCATTGAGGACTGATTTCTTTTGCCGGATATTTCCACCAGGTTCTACTTCCAATGTATACCATGGAGTATCCGGCTTTTCTGTCCTTCGAAGGAACAGTAAGTATGTCTCCTGGATGTCTATTCGCTGAAAGTAAATATCACAGGTATGTATGCAGTGTTTTAAAGTCATTCCCTCGTTGTATATGTCCTTAATTCCGGTTGGGGAAAGAATGCAGTATTTCTCATTCTGGTATTCATATTTTTTAAGGGCTCCGCTCTTCATCAGTTTTTCTGCATTTTTGAAAGTTTTCTTCTTTTCTTCAATCTCTTTTCCTTTATCCAGCATGTCATTTTGAATCACAAGCTCATTATGTGCCAGTGTCAGGTCTTTCGGGCGTAAAAGCATACCGTTTGACATATCCGCATTTCTTTTTTCTAACATGGACAAATAATCTTCCCAGTCCCTTGCAAGATCCACAAGATTTCTGTCCCTGATAGCCTGCTGCTTTCTCAAATAATTGGCTGCTTTTGCCACACTGACATATTGAAAGATTCTGCTATCCGCACCATCCACCATTGCATTTGCAAGTGTCCTTATGTCTTCATCCTTGTATATGGCGTTGTTTTTCTTTTCATCTTGTAGCCACAACAGCTCATACCTTCCGCCATTCATCCTTTTCAGACGTGCCAAACGTGCCTTGTCAATATGCAGTGCCTTGATAAGTTCCGGCTCTTCTTCATCAACCAACTCCCTGTATAAGTAATCCCTTTTTATTAAATCATTTCCAATCCGGTACAATCCTGCTTTGAACACTTTTTCAATCAGAGGATTCCTTTTTTCCATTTCCATAAAAAATACAGGGTCGCCTTTATATCCATGCTTAATTGCAATGTTATAAGTTGTTCTTGTATTTTTCAAAAGGGCTGACAGATTTCTCCGATAAAGGTTAGCGTATCTTTCTTCAAAATAACTTGTATCCTGCTTTCTCCATCTTTGTCCTTTGAATCTGTAATTTTCCCAGCAATATGTCTCCACACCATCATCCGTCAGCAATACTCTCTGTACTTCACTTATGATTAATTTTGGCTGTCCCATATTTGCCCCGGTATCTATCCTGGTACAACTGAACATTCTTTTTACAATCCCATCCCGGTATCTTTGAAGCAAGGTTGCTGCTCCAAATGACCATATAGGATTTTTCTTTTTTGACCTCGATTCATACACAATCTTCTTTCCACACTTTTGGCATTTGTTCCACTCATTATGCTTTGGTTTTTTATTTAATGGAACTTCCTGAAGGCATCCTGTGCAGTAACCCGTCTTTGCGTCTGCTCCTTTGTAAAAAATGTAATGGTCGCTGAATGCTTCTGTTTTCCAAAACTTTTCAAATCCTGCCGGATAGTTCTCCGGAACATCCTTCATGGCTGCATCCCATCTATCCGTCTTTCTCTTCTCTTCACATTCTATCTTTTCTGTCCTGACTTTCTTCTGCCATTCTATAACTCCATCTACACCGGAGTTTTTTGTTTCAAGGATGGCTTTTATTGCAGCTTTTCCTTCAGGATTGATATAGTAGTTTTCATCCGCACCGGCTTCTTCCCATTCCCATTCGAGATTGTCTACTTTTGCCGTCCGCCATTTATATGTCCCATCTTTCTGTCTTTCTCTTGTGATGTATGTCTTATCCCTAGGGCTTAAATACACATCCCATTTTGGCTCCGTCTCTCCCTTTCTTATCTCTTTTGTTTTACAGATAGAAAGTTTCAGTATGCCGTTCAGATACTGGCATCTTGCCATGTACCTGTATCTGTATTTGTTCAAGCCACATGTATATCTTCTTTCTTTTCTGCCCGGCATTTTTGCCAGTGCAACCATTGAATTTGTGGCCGGAAGTCTTCTCAGCTTACTCAACTGCTTTTTATTCACTGTCTCATCCTCCCTCTCACATCATAGAAAGTGTCTGGCAAGTATTCTTCTCCGTCGATTAAATACTCTGCACATTCTGCTATTTCGCCACTTTTATTTTCTTTCAGGAGAAAAATGGTGCTTCCCATTTTTCCTTTTGCAGTTGGATTTTTTCCTCTGACGATTACATAATCATCAAGTGCTGTTCCTGTATTCTTTTTAACACCCTCTATCTCTATGTGCGGGTGATTTGCTATCCACATGACACCCTCTCTTGCCAGTTCTATCCTTGACAGCTCTTTTACCAGCTGAATCTCCGGAGCAGCTATCCTGGTATCATGACCATCCTCGTCCACATTCCCTTTCAAAGCTACGATGAAGTAGCGTCCTTCTCGGTAGTAGCCCAATACATCAAGCGGATTATCTGTCGCATGAAATCCTGCCCTGGCACAGTGTGCTTTTTCTTCTTTGTACCAGACCCCCGGCTTGTACTGGAATGTTCCATTTCCCATCGTGCAGGTGAGGTCTTTATTAAATCCCTTGTATGCTAGTCTCATTTTGTGCCTCCGTAATAAGTCCTGATTATCTCTTTTCGCTCCGCTAAATTAGGAAATCCGATTGAAATTTCATGGTTGTCTGCTACTTTTGCCACTTCCTTTGCCTGCTGCACAATGCGTTTGTCTACCACCGCTTTTTCTTCAAATCCTTTTTCCAGTAAAATGGCCATATATCCGACAAGTGAATGATTCATCACTCCGGCGCATACTTTTTCATTCTCAAGGCACTCCTGACGTATTTCATCCACCCAGTCCATAAGCACTCCGGCAATCTTTAAATCTCCTGATTCCACTTTCAATCTTCCGTGTGCGGCGGTACATGGTGTTGCCAGTTCTTCCATTTCACCTGCTGCATAATCCTCTGCATCTGCCTTATCCAGTCCATTTTCTTCTGCCAGCACAATGAGGGATGCTACATCTCCCTCTTCTTTCAAGCCTGCTGCCGCTTTGTTCAATTCTTCTACTGAGTTTAATTCGCCAAATTTTTCAAACATAATACTTACTTCCTCCTTCTGATTTTTCTCGGCACACAGAATATGTGCGATTTTTAAAAAAATAAAATTCAAATTATTCCGCTACATGATTCCGGCAGTTCCCGGAGCGGACACTTTTCATGCCGTTTCTCGGTAAAAGTATTCTGTGACAGTCTTGATACTCCATTATTGAGTACATTCATAAGCTGGCACTTCTTAATGCCTTGAAACTCATACAGAAATTTGCATTCACTGCACGATTCCGGCATATCCATA